CATTGCTATTGGAAAAATTAATGAAATATTATAAACAAAATAATAATTTAACCAATATGATAAATATTATTAATGGTGAATCTGAAATTTCACTAAGGATAGTTGATTGGTTTGCTACAAATTATTCCAAAAAGCATTATACAGTTTATAAATTGGACAATAATAAACGTTTTAAGGTATATAATGATTACAAATTACATTTAAAAGCGTATTCAAAAAAAAGATTTGACCCATTTTGTAGATGGGATCGTATCACAATACCATATGGATATGATGAACAAAAAAAAGAAACTATTTATGTTCAAACGACAATTGGACAATTAAATTTTTTCAAATGGGCACTTGAAAATAAAGTTATACAATATATAAAAGAACATTACAAAGAAATTGAAAATGATATGGTATGTAGAAACAGTACTTCACGCAAAAAGAAACCGCATGTAAACAAAAAAGCAAAAAAAACTAGAAAAAAAAGAGAGGAATTATCAGTATCTGCAACCAAAAGTATCAAAAAAGAACAAGTTGAAATTATATTAAAATTTTCTTAATTTTGTTTGTTTAAATATAAAATGATATTATCTATTAATATATTATCATTAAATTAATATGGGAAACAAAGTATCAGTAAATAAGATTCACTATGAAGATATGCAAAATGCAATTAATAAAAAATTTATTATTATAAATACACTAAATAAAAATGAACAATCGTGTTTAATAGAAAATACATTAAGTGCTTCAGAAGAAGAGGAAAAAATTAATTTTTTTATGAATAACAATTTATCTGTTAATATTGTATTATATGGAAAAAATAATATAGATGAATCGGTATATCAAAAATATAATCAATTAATTAATTTAGGATTTATAAATATATATATTTATATAGGAGGTTTATTTGAATGGTTATTACTACAAGATATATATGGCGACGAAAATTTTCATACAACAACAGAAGAACTCGATATTTTAAAATACAAAGGTCAAAGTAGGTTTCACTTATTATTAACAAACTAATTTTTATAATTATTCATTGCCAAATTTGCAAGTTCATCAGCCCGTTTGTTATATTTTCTTCTAACATGTTCAAATGTAATTTTTTCAATTTGGTTATTATATATTATAGCACTTGAATGTAATTGTTTTAATGTTTCATTTTTCACATTCCAATTACCATATACCTGGTTTAATATTAATTGTGAATCACCTTGTACATGAAGAATATCTATATTTAATTCAACTACTTTATGTAATCCCAATAATAATGCTTTATATTCAGCAAAATTATTTGTATTGTGTTTTGACACCATTTCACTAGCTGACCAAATTTCCTTATTATTTTTATATAATACCGCCCCCGCTCCACAAATTCCAGGATTACCACGTGAGCCACCATCAAACATTAATCGATAATTATTTTTTGTCATTGAAGTTGACAATGTTCGCATAATATTATGATACATTTTATTATAATATTATACATTTTATTATATTCAATTATTTATTAAATTATGAATTCAAAAAGGTTTTAATTTGATTCACATATTTATTCATAACTGATTTATCATTAAAATTTTCTTTTCCACTTACTCGAATGATTTTTTCATTTGGTATACCATCAAACCATTTTTTATGATATGCATCACATTTTTCCAAATAGTTTAAATCAATTGTTTCACCTTTACGTCCTCTTAATTTTATTCTATCATAACACAATTGCGGTTCCGTATCAACATATAAATATTTAATAGAAAGTTTGTTAAAATTGTCGTCCATAAATAAATGATCATATATAGTTTTTTCTTGTTTGGTTATAACATTTTCATCACATAACATTTTAACAAAAACATTTCTATCTGTATATATACTTCTCTCACATATAAAATGTGGTTTTATATTATTTGTAGGATTTAATAACATTTTATTTAATTCATGAAATAATAGTTTTACCCTAGTACCATATGCCATTATTTGAAAAGAAAAAGCATATTTCCGTTTATCTTTGTAATAGTTTTGTATCATATTATTACCATTTTCATCAACAATTGATTCCCATGTATCAACGGGTTCATTTATAAATTTAACATTAGGAAAATACTTTTGTAATTCCTTAAAAAATGTACTTTTACCAGAACCAATATTTCCTTCTAAAAATAAAAACTTTGGTACACTTACTGACATTATATAATTATTATAATAATATCCTTTTATATTTATAAAAAAAATTTATATTTATAAAAAAAATTGATTTAAATTAATTAATTATATTTAAATTATTAATACATAATGACATCAATAAAAAATTTAAAAAAACCACTAAGTGCATTTCAATATTATATTCAAGAATGGAAAAAATTAACAGATGAAGAAAAGGAAAAATTCCAACAAATGGCATCATTGGATAAACAACGATATGATAACGAAAAAAATGAAATTATTCGAAAACAAGAAGAAGAAATTATGAAAAAGAATATATATCTTACAGCATATCTAGGAGGATATAGTGCTGTTGGATTAGATAATGGTGCAAAATCATATGAAACAATTGGACCAATATGTAATATAATAAATTATAGTGAAGAAGAACAACAAAAATGGGGTGTTAAAGCAAAAGCATTTGAATATTATGATAAAAATTACAATATTAAAATGACATTATATCACAATGAAAAATATTATAAATACACTCAATATGGTGACACGAAAAATAAAGGAACAAACGTTTATACACATGGGAAATCATATAATGCTAGGAAAGATAGTGGATATAATCCAAATCCAAAAAAATATACAATATCAAATAAAAAACAAACTGGGACTACAACAACTCATTATACATCCTTTTCAAATGAAACATGGGAAACGAATTATTAATAGAAAAAATATAATTATAGTTAAATAAAATTTTTTTAAATAATTGAAATATAAATAGTTTTTTATATGATACTATACACAATGGACTTAATACAACGCAAATTAACTAAAAAAGAATGGGAAAGTATTGAAATACCTGTACCAATAAAAGAAAAAGAAATTTTATTATTTATAAAAAAATCATTTCATAATGTTTTAAATAAATTAAATAATACAAAAACAATTCTCAGTTTTACAAAAATAAATGATAGTGAATCAATTCATTATTATTTATATACTCTATATTTTGAAAATAACGTTGTTAAATTATTTAATAAATACAATTTAAAATATATCAAAAAAAAGACAAAACATAAAAAAATTAAAAAAGGAGATATTATACGTTTAAAACATAATGAAAAAACAATACAGGAAAAACGCAATATTATATTTGAATACATATTGTTCGATTACCTGAGTGAAATGATGCAATTATATAAGGATAAAAACGATAATTGGCAATCTAAATATACAATTATATACAATTTGTTAAAACTCTCTGTTGTTAAACCAAATATTAGACTTATCGAAATAGTTAATTATTTATTAGAAAAATTTTCAGAAAAATTATCTTATAAAACCCTTTTAAAAGTCTCTCCTAATTTTATCGAAAATGACCCAATAATTCAAAATAACAAAGATATTCAATTATATAGACACCAAAAAGAATTATTTACAGTTTGTAAGCAACCAAATCCCAAATTGATTTTATATATAGCACCAACCGGTACAGGAAAAACGATATCTCCTATTGGTCTATCAGAAAAATATAAAATTATATTTGTATGTGCTGCTAGGCATGTAGGTCTCGCGTTGGCAAAATCAGCTATTTCAATAGAGAAAAAAGTTGCATTCGCATTTGGTTGTCTTGATGCAACAGATATTAGATTACATTACTTTTCTGCAAAGGAAATTATTAGAGATCGGAAATCAGGTAGTATTCGAAAGGTTGATAATTCGGTTGGCGATAAAGTAGAAATTATGATATGTGACATTAAATCTTATTTACCAGCTATGTTGTATATGAAATCATTTAATCCCGTTGAGGAAATAATAACATATTGGGATGAACCAACAATAACAATGGACTATGAAACACATGAATTTCATGATATTATAAAAAAAAACTGGAATGAAAATAAAATCCCAAATATGGTTTTATCTTCTGCTACATTACCAAATGAAGATGAATTATCGAATACTATAATGGATTTTAGAACAAAATTTGATAATTGTTCTATTCATAGTATTGTCAGTCACGATTGTCAAAAAACCATACCCATAATTAATAAGGAAGGTTACAAAGAATTACCACACTATATGTTTAACAACTACAAAGAAATCAAATCAAGTGTTAAGTATTGTTTGAAAAATAAAACTGTTCTTCGAAATATTGATTATCGTGAAATAGTTAAATTTATACTTTATATTAATGAAAATAAAGAATATATTAAGAAAAAAAGATATTATTATAATAACTATTTTGAATCACTTGATGATTTAAATATTCAATATATTAAAGAATATTATTTGCATTTGCTGGGTTCACTCAAAAAAGAATGTTGGAAACCAATATATGTTTATTTTAAAAATAATAGAGAGATAACATACAAATCTAATATTTATTTAACAACAAAAGATGCAAATACAATGACGTGCGGTCCATCTATCTATCTTGTTGATGATATTAGTAAGATAGCAAAGTTTTGCATTCAAATTGCAAAAATACCCAATATCATATTAAATGATATCATAGAAAATATAAATTATAATAATAATATTAATAAAAAAATTAAAGAATTGGAAATGGAATTTGAAGATGGTACAAAGGAAGATGTAGAAAAAGAAAAGAAATCAGAGAATGACAATAGATTATCACCAGAAATGAAAAGAATTATGCGAGAAATACAACAATTACAAGGTATGATTAAAACAATAGAATTAAATAAAATGTTTGTACCAAATAGCCATGAACATTTAAAACGATTCGAATATAAAAAACGAAATTATGAACCATTTACATGTGATATAAATGAAGAAATTGTTGAAAAAATTATGTTAATAGATGATGTAAGTGATCATTATAAATTATTATTAATGATGGGAATTGGTGTATTTGATACTAATAATTCTATCACATATACTGAAGTAATGAAAAACCTTGCACAAGAGCAAAAATTATATTTGATTATAGCATCATCAGATTATATATATGGAACAAATTATCAATTTTGCCATGGTTATATAGGGAAAGATTTAACACATTTGACACAAGAAAAATGTATTCAAGCTATGGGTCGCGTTGGTAGAAATAACTTACAAAAAGATTATAGTATTCGATTTCGAGACAATAATATTATAAAAAAATTATTCTTAAAAGAAGAAAATAAATTAGAAGTTGTTAATATGAATAAACTATTTTGTAGTGAATATATATAATGTTGTTATGTAAATATATTTATAAACCAACTATTTTTTTATTTGGCTCTTATATTGGCGCACTGGCATTTGATACAACCTACACAATATATAATAATAAATACAATAATAACGGAAAACTTATAATCAATAATAATATTAAATATTATTTATTAGCATCAATTTCGTTATTTGGATTTGGGTTTTGTTATATTCTAACTTAAAAAAAGGCACCATTTAGTTTATATTGTTTTATATCATATAATAACAATTTATGCATATTCGGGTGAAAATCAAATAAACTGACTAATATATTTTCTGTTTTTGTTGAAAATGTTTTTTCAATATCTGATTCTGTCATAAAATTATAACATGGATTTTGTTTTATCATATTTACAATAACATTAGTATTCCACATATTTTTAATTTTATTTGCTTTATGATAATCGAATTTATATTCTGATATACAATGAGAATAATAATAATTTCCTTCAAGTACATTGTTTGTTACCTTCCAATATGGTGTTAAATTATGAAACTCTTTTTTCACATTATTATATATAATATGATATGTAGGATCAAAAGAATATATTAATTGTATTATATTATTAGGTAATGAATATAATAAATTTTTATTCATTAGTTATTATATAAATAAGATATTATTGTATTTTATATTATTTATGAATGTTTTTTACACGAAGTACTGTTTTTTCAACCTTACCATAAAACCATACACTATTATTTTTATTATTTTCATATAAATATCTACCATATACAATATCCGGTAGCTCGTCTAGACTATAAGTGAATTTTTTATTTTCGATTGCTCCAATATATGAATGTATTTGTCTAAATTCACACCATATTTTCGTATCGGCATCATAATATTCAATTTCAATAGGTATTTTTTTATTTTCCATATATATTTAATAAAAAACGATTTATTTATATAATAATAAAACGATATATTTGTATTATTATATATAATGTTATTATATGACAATTGAATTAAGATGTCCATATTGTAAACAATTAATTATTTTAAATAAATTTGCATGTAATAAAATGAGACATGGTATTGTAAAATATGAAAATAAATTAATAAATCCAGGAATGAGTGATGCAATGGCATTAAATCTAGCTAGATTGGGTTTAATATATGGATGTGGAAAGAAATACAAAATTTCAGTTAAAATGCAGAAAAATGGAGTACAGACATATTATGCAGAAAAATGTCAATGAATCATTATTTAATTACATAATGCAATGTAATATTAATAAATATATTATAATATGAATTGAATATATTTATTTTTTAATTAATAAATTAGTTGGAATATGCAAGACCACCCATTCCCGACATGACGCGCAATACGTTGTAGTTGGTAGCATATACACGTACCTTAGCAGTTTGGCTTCCACTAACTGTGTTATTGGAAAGAACCAATTGTAAGGTTGCGTTATCGATACGACTGAAGTTACAACTTCCACTTGGTTGGTGTTCTTCTGGTCGCAATGCGAATGAATATACATTAATACCCGAGTCTGGTGCACGAGTGTGGTGTTGGTATGGTTGTACCGTATCAAAGTAACTACCTTCGCGTTCTTGGAAACGATCTTGTCCATTCAATTGCAACTTAGCGGTTACAACTGGGTTTTCACCCCAACAATGACGACTAAGAGAAGATTCTTTAAGTACAAATGCGGCGGCATCACTTACTTGGTTGCCCTCATTTACAGACCCTCCAGCTGGCTTAGCTTTAAATAATTCCAATGATTCATTTTCACCGTTAGCATCCGACCCAACGTTTGCACTATTTAAATTTTTAGCACTACTATCTCTAAATTCATCAACATTATTAACCAATACATCGTATGCATCCGTGTAATTGAATGGTTGTGCACCTTCTAATTGATATAAAGAATAACCATCCTTCAAACTGGCACAATAATCAACGTGTTCGTCTTTTTGTACAACCCAGACAAGTTCTTTGCATGGATGATTGAAATTTAATTTAATTTTATTGGAAGAAGAACCAACAGATTCATCACCAGTGAATTGCAATTGTTCGATCAAGTATTCATGTGGGTTTTGTGCCATGCGCCTACGTTCATCCGTATCAAGGAATACATAGTCAACATATAGGGAAGCTGCTACAAGCGATTTTGATGCTGCGTCGGATGGTAGAGTACCACTCATGGTACCCTTGGATGCCCAAAGACATTCATCAAGTTTTCGCAATTCAACATTGATTTTTACTTCATGGTATTGAAGAGCAATCAATGGCAAAGCAAGACCTGGGTTACGACAGAACCAAAATTGCAATGGAACATACAAGGTCGTTTCTGGAAGAGCATTACGCTCAGCACATACTTGCGCAGGTCCAGTACTATCACATGGCCCATCAATAGCAGCACCACTAGAATCAACCGTGAAGGTCAATTGGGTGGTATTACCAACCATTTTATTGTATCCACGTTCTTGTTCGCTAGACATGGTTAATTGATTCCACAAGTGCATGAAATCACCATATTGACGGTCAATGCGTTGACCACCAATTTCAACTTCTACATGTTGAATAAGTTGTTCACCTGGACAATCTAACCAACGTGCTTTATCTGCATCACCACTGGTACTTTTACAAGAAACTTCAGGCAAAGTTACTTGCAAGTACGTGCGGTATGCAAGGTCACCATTACGGCTAACCGTACAGGTAACACGACGTCCGAAATCGGCTTGACCGTTGAACGTTTGTTCAATTGCTTCCATAGCAAAGTTAGTGTGGCGACGGTAAGTCACCTTGAAAAAAGTAATTTGTGGGTTACCCGTAAGATAAACATCTTGGGCACCGTAAGCTACGAGTTGCATTAATCCACCTCCCATTTGAGTATATAATATATACAAAGAAAAAAATTTGAATTATTACTAAATTAATTATAATATTACAATTAATTTAATTATTATATAGTAACTAATAAATTAGTTGGAGTATGCAAGACCACCCATTCCCGACATGACGCGCAATACGTTGTAGTTGGTAGCATATACACGTACCTTAGCAGTTTGACTTCCACTAACTGTGTTATTGGAAAGAACCAATTGTAAGGTTGCGTTATCGATACGACTGAAGTTACAACTTCCACTTGGTTGATGTTCTTCTGGTCGCAATGCGAAGGAATATACATTAACACCGGAGTCGGGTGAGCGAGTATGGTGTTGGTATGGTTGTACCGTATCAAAGTAACTGCCTTCGCGTTCTTGGAAACGATCTTGTCCATTCAATTGCAACTTAGCAGTTACAACTGGATTTTCACCCCAACAATGTAATGCTAACGATTTTTCTTTAAGAACAAATGCGGCGGCATCACTAACTTGGTTACCATTACTTGAAGACCCACCACTTGGTCCAGCACTAAATAATTCCAATGATTCTTCGTCACCTGTTGCAGCTGTTTTCTTCAAATTCTCACCAGTTCCCCTATCTCTAAATTCATCAACATTATTAACCAATACATCGTATGCATCCGTGTAATTGAATGGTTGTGCACCTTCCAATTGAAATAGAGAATGTTTATCCTTCAAACTGGCACAATAATCAACGTGTTCGTCTTTTTGTACAACCCAGACAAGTTCTTTGCATGGATGATTGAAATTTAATTTAATTTTATTGGAAGAAGAACCAACAGATTCATCAC